CTTGAATCGGGAACATAAATAAGGAACCGTTAATCCAATTGTTTGTAAATGATTGTGCCAAAACCCCTCTACATAAACCAAAGAAAAATCTAAATCTGAAACCCCATTCTTGGAAAGTTAATATATCCTTCGTCAAATCCTTCCAAATATTTCTAGCCAATACATAACAACCATTTTCAACAGTATCCCCACTAGGACAAGAAGGTATTACACCAAAATTGACTCCATCTCCACTATAACAGGTCAATGAAACCAAATTCTCACACTCGAAAGAATCTAAAACGTTGATAGAAGCTAATTGACCAGCAATATCCGGACTTACCAACTCAGCACCTCCTGCCATATTTGCTGTGGTTAATTGAAATTGTCCAACAGAAACGGAATAAATCCCGAAACTCAGGTTTTGCTGTAATAATGCCGGATTGTAATTCCAATCTGAACCATCCAACGTGTCTGATGAAGGTAGACGGTCAGTTCTCATTACATTTCTAACGTTTGACGTTATTTGGAAAGGAGTAGAACCCGTAAAACTCGGAAGTAAAACTTTAGACCAATAGTACGTTATACAGTTTTCTGGTTTAAATCCTCCAGGGTATTGAGGTCCTGTGTTCACCTGTAACCAATAAAAAGCGGCTCCCGATAAATCTTCATTAGATTGATAAGTGGCGAATTGTCTTTCGGGGGTAGGAGGACTATTTAAAACAAATTTATTTGCGGTTTGTGAAACAACACCTACGGGTAAAGAGAGGAATGGATATGCGTTCTGTGGATAATTATCCCTGTCGAGTGCCCCATAATAACCGACAGCCGACGTAGTATAAGCAGACCATTGACTACCTCCCCTAAAGAAATGTGATGGATAAAATATGTTTGTTTGAGAATTAAATCTTTGAATTGACATAGAACTATCATTCAACTTCTGAATGGGTATGTTAATTCTAGTTGATGCGGTCACCGTAAGAGCATTCTCACTTGGGAAACCAAAAATTTTACCAATACCAAAACGATTAACATATTGTGGTGAGTATGGGTCAACCCCCCTTTGTAGAATTGTTATATATTGCGTATCAAAGTTAGGATATAAGCTTCTGATGTTATAAGGCTGAGTGTCTTGAGGTGCCCATCCGAAGGGACCAAATTTAACATATGTTACTACTGTATTAGAATTCAATAGAGTTGGGAAATAAGGTCCTGTGGTATTGTTCCAAAGTACTGCCGCTTCGCTAACAGTAAGAGCAGTAACCACTTGATAATACTCAATATCACTTGGATAAGAATAATTTGTATTTGTAGACCCTGTTGTCAAGTTGTAATCAACACTGAGGTTGTTCAATTGGTCATTCGGGTTACAATATTCAACAGTGTATTGAGACGCACCTGGATTGAGAGGGGTTCCACTAATTCCATTCGGGAACCCTGTCTGAGCACTATATGCGGGTGTAAAATAGTTTCTGTCTCTCGATGAATCTGGTGTAACGAAAGTCAACATACTTCCAGTCTCAAGTTTCGTTGTTAACAAAACTGTAAGTGTGTTATCAAAATGTTGTACTTGAACGTTTCCCGGATAATCAAACGAGACACTTATTCTATTGATACCACCATTATCATCAAAATATTTTGCTCTTGTATTGAAAACGTTTATTCTCTCAGCCATCGGAAGATTTGATGAAAAAGAATAAATGTCTGAAGCTAAAGCCGCCTGTGTATTGGGAAATCTTGATACCGGTGACTTGGTGGTTTTATATATGTTTATATTATTTTGTGAAAGATTATTTGTTCCTATTGCGTTCGCAATACTCAAAGCAAATGTTTGTTGATTGTCAGGATTTTGTTGTGATACTGGAGGTAAAACCGTTACACTATCAATGTAATTTACAAATCTCGAAAATGGGGTAAAGAATGAGTTGTAATTGGAAACGAGTCCTTCGTATAATGAATCACCACTACAATCACACGCAACACAAGATGGATATGTTAATGCGGGGAGTTTTATTGGCCCGAATGGCTGTTTACCTAACCATTTGGTTATGGCGTCCCACACTAAAGCAAAAGCAGCCCATTTAGCCGAAATCAATAGTTCGTAAACACCTGCTCCGGCAACTCCACTCAAAACGCCCAAAAATAACATAGCAGCAACTAAGGCGTGAAGTCCCGAGACAACCCATAGAAATGTTGAAAAGGGTTGCTTCAATTCATACAAAAATTCATAAATTCTTGCAGCTAAATGGTATGACCATATCAAAATGGGACCCAATAGTTGTAAAACTTGTAGAAGAATTGAATAAACGAAAAAAGTCAAATCGAAATTTCTAAACCCTTCATTCACAGGAAACTTATTAATAGTTTGTTCACAACTATCATTGTTAATTTCTTTGATTCCAACAAATCTACCCCTAGCACCATTTTTAAATTCGTCTATCAAACCGGCAACTGTGTAAACTCTGTTAAATGAGAATTGATAAAACGTGTCTTCGCAATCAATTACCTCCTGAAGTCTATTCAATTTAGCTTGTCCTGTAAATCCTTGCGTGTATCCTGACCAATCCAAACCGAAATAATATGAACTCTTTAAGCTGTCTGGTGGAGTAAAAAATGAATTCGGGTCTGTGTTGATGTCAGGCCATCCATACTCTTTCACGTTCGGTACAAGATAGTATGGTCTCCTCACTTGTTCAGTAAGGTTCTGTGATTGCTGCCACTTTATCTTGAATCTATATTTGGCCCTTGTTGGAATACCAATAGCAGGGTCATTTGATAGAACAGTTTCTCCGAACTCGTTAGTGACTAAATAATCCAAATTCATTGGTAACTCCACAACCCATGTCCCATCACCATCTATTAAGTTACCATTTTGTTCCAAACCATATCTTTCTATTATCGGATTACCATCCTCGTCTTGAAAAATTGTTTGTCTTATAGCAACGATTTGTCCCGGACCCGCCTGTAAACCACATAAGTTACCAAAATCATCTCTCGGTCTTGCGTTTTTCCTTATTCTGAAGTTGTCACCTGTGGAGTAGATTGAGCCCATGAAAACAGCCGTCGGTTGAATATCAACGTTAGCGTCATCTCTCAAATCAAAATCCATTCGATTGATAGCAATTTGACAAAGTGACTCATCTCCCCAAAGAGGAGCAATTTCTATATTCCTGTTGAAGGATATGATTTGAGGTAGTGAATTCAGGTCGTTCGATGTCCTGAATGTGTTCCCGTTTACTTGGGATTCTGTTGCCAAACCCATTCTAATCAAATCTTGAGGAGTGAGTGAAAACTCCCCTATATCAGACAAATCAACATCCATGAAAAGTAGTTGGTCTCCCAATGGAGCACCCATAATCATGTAATCACCACTATCATTGGTTTTAGTAGTGAATTTATAATATTTGTCATATATTTCTACAACTGTACTTCCTGTAAGAGCGTCTGCTCGTGTTGGTAATGTCCCTGTTGCGGCATGTGTTGAATAGGATTTTTCGTATGGAAGAAGATTATATCTGTACCCATCTTCATTTTTATCATCCACTGATTTATATGGATAGATACTTGTTATTATAGGGTTGGATTCATCAATCGATTCTATCGGTATGAATATCGAAACTCTCGCATTTGGAATTCCAAAACCACCGTTAGCTGTGACTCTACCTACAACCACACCATAATCAGCACAATTCCTATTATAGATTTCAGATTGTAATATTTTCAAGGACAGGATTTCTAAAAATTCGAAATCTTGGTCTAACTGTATGTTCAGCGTTTTGTTGGTACCTAACTCTGTTCTAATTCTATAGGATTGTCCCATTAAAGACTTTTGTAATAAATAGTTTATGTGTAATTTTTAAAGAATACACACAACTCAATTATAGTCGTAATAATTGAATAATAAATTAAGACAAGGTAACTGTTTGGAAATTCTTAACTGAAACTCTAATATCTTTATTAGGATATCTTATTTGATAAACTTGACTCGGTTGAGCGAATATTGTGTCATCTACAGGTTGAATTAACTTTGTTGCCGGGTCAGCGTATTCCATCGATGTTTCCGCTGACGAGTATTGACCCCCCACTTCATTAAAAATATCTAAGCTGGCCACAGTCAGAACACCATTAGTGTTTTGTACAATACTTTTAATTTCGGAAAGGTAAACATTTTGACCCAATTGTCTGAGTTGTGGGTTGAAATAAGTAGATATCTTATCAATAACATTTGTGATTACTTGTCCTGAGTTTTGTGCCGAGTCGAGTACTATAGAAATATCAACACTTAAGTCGATAACTTCAGCACTGAAAATAGAAATATAATCGTTCATCATTCGATAGTTCGAAAGATAGCTGGCAATGTTTTGTCTCATCGTATTAGAAACAATTGAAGTCAGTTTCCCTGAAGAGTCGTATGATAAAATTTGTATTAAAATCTTATTGTTATTTTCAGTTATGGAAACTTTAGCAGGTGCTCCAAACTGAGAAGGCATGTTTCTTATAATTGACTCATAGTCTTGAACGGTAACAGCTCTCTTTTGAGCCGCAAAATTATATGTAACATAATTCCTAACTTCTTCTATATTAGGTGCTCCCGCTCCACCGACAGCCGCTGTTACGTTTGTACATCTCAATGAGTTGACAACTGATTGGTTTGTTTGTTCGGAGGGTCCGTTAACAAAGAACGAGACAGTACCCACTTGATTAATTACGTTTGTACCTAAGTTTGTCCCCAATCCACCTCCAACTCTATATTGTATAAACAATGTTGAATTAGGTGATAACGTAGAACCTAACGAAAAGTTATTTGAGTATTTTTGTAAATCCAACGTTGTTCCTAAAGTGGTGAATTGATTTAAGGCGTCTTGAGCAGTGTTTGTTCCACCACCGAAAGTTAGTTTTTTGAAACCCTCTGAAGTATATTCAGAAATAAAACGATTTTGAGTTTGTATATATCTACCCACCTTGATTCCTGGTTGGTCAGAAACTTTTGTTGGGTCTTCAACCCAAACTCTATCTTCTGCTAAGGCGTCTACTTCGTACCATTTATTTTCAAGACCTAAAAACTCCGACACAGTCGGTAAATTCGTATATTGTGTGCCATTCTTTAAGAGGACACTTGTGATACCCAATACGTTTTTTTCAGGTAGGTATAACTCGAAGAACGGCTTTACATCGTTTGGAGAGATAACTCTTTTAAATACTTTTGTAATACCGTTAACAACTATCTCCCTTTTTGTTATTGTGTAATTTAATAAAACTCCATTACCATTAAAGTTCGGAATTTTTAACCTATTGAGAACCCCTTGAGAATTGTAAGGTGATGAAAAATCAATGTCCTCGACATTTTCAAAAACTATTCCGGCGCCGACTACCTGAGACCCCCTCTGAAGAATTCCCAAATATCTTTCATCTTCTTTATCTCCGAAAACAGGAACTGTGATAGAAAAATCAACAATAGCAACTGAAGGTCTTTGTCCAGGTATTTTTAAACCGTAAGTTCTGGCTATATTATAAACAGAATTTTTCTGTTGGGCATACTGTAAAACTGTTTCTTGAACACTCCTGTCTATATTATAGTTGAGATTGTCGGCAACTGCCGCGTTCAAATCCAAGAACACTGAAAAAACCGAAGCGTCGTTAAAATCCTGAATAAGTTCCGGATAATATGTTCTAACATAATTTTGAAGTTCAGTTCTAATTGCCTGAAAATCTCTGGTTGCGTACGATATTTTTCTGTTTGCCATCTATGTTAAATATTAACAATAACAAAATCACTTTCAGCAAACGTTTGTCCGTTTGTAGAATAGTCAATTCTTATTTTTGCCGTATACTCAGAGGTCCCTTTACCAGGCACTCTGAGGATATCATATACTCTGGTATCACCAGGTTGTGACCTATAAGTTAGGGTATCAACTTCATCAGCAGAATCGGCAGGTTCTATGGTTATTTTATTAACCAAAAGGTTCGGCATAAATCTTTGTATAGAATCTCGAATATCGGCCTCAATGGCTGAAAAGGTTAAACCATCAAACGGTTCAAACAAAAACTCATAAAGTCTTGTACCAAACTCTGGTAAGTAATATCTGGCACCTTTCCTTGTTAATAGTAAGTGTGTAAGGTCTGCTCTTATTTGTTGTGCCCTATAGTCTGTGACTTGAAGATAATCTCCTTGGAGTGAGTCGGCAAAAGGGAAATTTATCCCATATGTAATTCCATTAGCCATATGAGATAAATATATTAGTTAGTTTTTTTTGTTAAAGTATTACCGGGAATATGTCTAGGGTCATAAGGACAATGTTTACATTTAAAACCACAACAATATCCACGATTTAAATGATAAGCCTCAGTCAAAACGACTAAACCATTTTCATTGTGATAGTAAAAAGAAGGGTCAAGCTTTATTTGCTTGACCCCTTTTGGATTTTCTTTTTCCATTAATTAAGCCATTACTATTTCACAAGCACCACCAGCACATGCCACTTCACCACTTAAGTTTGTATCATCGTTTTCTTCAACGATTTTTGACAAATCAATCTCATGTAAAGTTTTCATTAGCTCTTCGTATTTTTCTTTAGTACAATCTTCGAATGGTGCTTGGATATATGTACCACCATCATATGGTAACACTGACAATCCATTATAGTGTTCTCTATTTTCCCACATCCATTCACCAACAGCAGGCCACTCATGTTCTCTAATTGAGACCGTAGCACTTACATTGTGTGAGTTCGAACCACTTCTGTGAGCGGGTTTAATCCATTCCGTATGAACTTTCTTAACTCTTTCTAAGAGTTGGATTGGAGATTCATTTCTAAGAATTGAACCTTCGGGTGCTCTTTGTGGGATTCCAATTACCGCAGTATCGTGTGGTCTGAAATATTCGTCCTCAATTAATTCAGGATGATTTTTTTGTAAATGAGAATAGATTGCCTCATTTTTACCAACACGTACTCTTCTAATATAATATTCGTTATGCCAAGCGTGAATTCCTGATGAGGTTCCAAGTGTCAACGAAGTTGTTCCTGCTGGTTTAACGGTTGTTGTTCTTGCCGCCTGATTAATACCAAGGATTTCCGCAACTCTCTTATTTTCTTCTTTAACAACCTTAGCAGCTGCTTTCATATCTAATTTAAGAACAGCCCCTGAACCGATACCTGTCATTGAAATTCCAATCAAAGCATCTTTTTCAGTTGTTCTTTGCCAAATAGGTCTAAGATAATGAAAATCAGTGTATCCAGCCTGTAGTGTCCCAATAAAGGTCGCCGCTTTAACTCTTCCTTCGTAATCTTCTTGAGATACTACGTTTGACACGTTAACCTCAGTTAAATTACAGAATTGGAAAGGTCTAAGAGCAATTTCACAACATGGATTGGTTCCCCAATCTTTATCATTTGTCAAATAGATACCAGGTTCACCGGCCCCACTATTCTCAATTCTTTTCCAAAGTTCCATAAAATAATCTTTGGTAATCTTGTGTCTCACCAATACTGCTGAGTTGTTAGCTCTTCCTCTCTGAGGATTCGTTTCCCACCAAGAGCCACTCTTACAACCAATCATTTCATCGTCAGTTGCTGAGAATAAAGAGATTAGTGCCGCTCTTCTGATACCACCAGCCAATACCGCATCAGCAATATGACAAACCATATCATGAACTTCAATTGCTTTGAGTTTTTCTCCACCTTCCTTAGAATCAAGGATACCCTCTAATTTAATTAAACACTCCTTGAGAGGTTGAGGACCAGGAGCTTTTCCGCCTGATGTAACCAATCTAGCACCTTTCGGTCTGATGTCACTAAAATCGAATTGAATATGTGAACCTCCGAAGAAATAAGATTTCACTAATACTTTTACCGCGTCAGCCCAACCTTCGATGGAGTCTGCCACCAACCATCTTCTACTTCTCTCTTTTGATGGTTTTCTAATCTCAGGTAATAATTCAACGTGATGTTTTTGAACTGAGTATCCAACACCTGTTCCCCCAAGTAACAAGAACATGATTTCTGAGAATACTCTCCAGTCATCAACAGGAGCGTAAGCACAGTTGTAAATTCTATTAGGTGAAATATCAATAGGTTTACCAGCGAACTGCATTGACCTCATTGATGGGAGAACTTGTTTTTTGAATACATACATGTAGTTCTCTCTGATTTCTTTTTCAAGTTGTGGATACTTTTTGATATGCATATCCATGTTTCTTGTGACAAGTTCTTGCCACGTCTCTCTTCTCTTCAATTCCGGAATGTACTTAGCATACTTCATGTACACTGTGATGTCCGATAAAATCCTGTTCGAAATGTCCATTTTTTAAGTTTTTGTTAGTTTGTATTTTTTATCAAAAAATCGGTGATTTTTATGATAAATATAATGTTGTGTTATAAGCGACCTTGTTTTTTTATAAAAAAAATTAAGTTTTTTTTGAAAAAAGTAGATATTTAATTAGCTAGTTTTTTCTTCCCGTTGTCTTCTTTTTTCTAAAAGTTCTCTGACTCTATCTCTCTTCTTTTCTTCTTGTTGTTCTTCAAAACCTAAGAATGTTATTGAGGACTCTGTATCGATTTCTAATAGTTCATTATTGAACTTACAATTTTCGAATACAACACCGTCTTTACCCAATCTCGATTTAGTAATCGCGATTGTCGCCAGATTCATTTCTTTTTGTTGGAGTGTTTTGGCAACTGTTATAATAACGTGTCCGACTTGTGCTTTTTTGATTGAACCGCCCATTTGGTCTGTGGTTACAACTTCAGATGAGATTGAACTTCTGTTACCTTGTGTTGCCGTCCATCCAACCAAATTGAGTTCGTGACACATTGCTTCAAAAGCTCTCATTACTGAACCTTCGGCTTTCCACTCATCTTTAGCACTTTGTTCTGGAAGAACACAATCGATATAATCCAAAAGAATTAAATCAATCTTTGTACCATCAGCAATGATTTTACGAACTTGATTCTTGATTGAACCCATTGTGACAGTATCCGAAGCCAACTTTTTCAGGATTAACTTATTTTTCATAGTCTCCTGAATTTCGGTGATTTTTGATAAAACATCTTCTTTGTGAAGGGCTAACTCGTCAGGAGCTATACCTGTCCAAATTGTAAAATGTTTTCTTTGAACAATTTTAGGATTGTCTTCAAAAAATATTTGTAAGACATTGTATCCCATATTGAACGCTGTGTTGGCTATCTTAGTGAGAATTGTAGTTTTACCCACACCAGTTGGTGCCAATATAACTCCAATCTCCCCTTTCGCCAGTCCACCTTTGAGCAGTTTGTCAATACCTTGAATTCCCATAGGGATTGGATGTCTGTAGTCCTCTTCCAATACAGTGTCAAGTCCAGTGAAGATGTCAGAAACATTTTTTTCAACCTCCCCAACTTGTAGGGCTTCTCTAACTAAACCTTCAACTTTGTCATAGGATTCGAAGTCTCCCTCGGTAATAATCTTTTGGGCTTTGTCCATGGCTTTTTGTAACTCTTGTTGTTTACAAAATTTCAAAGCCTTTTCTTGGACAAATTGGGTACCTTCAAAGGGTGCGTCTTTGACTTGTTTTAGTGTGTCCAAAACAATTTTAGCAACTAACTCTTGTGTAATCTCAGACTTGATGAGTTGTTCTAATGTCTCAAAGTTTGGTGCCGACTCATATTTTTTATGGTACTCTTTGATTAACTGTAAAATTATCTTGAAATACTTGTTGTCAAAATATGATGGTTCTATTA